ACTGCCCTTCGGCACCTGTTTCTGTAACTTGTTTATTAAATCCTGGAGCAAAGCCTAATTTTTGTAGCATATAAAAACCTGTTTAGTAGGTATTATATCAGATTGTAAGTAAATTCAATAGGTTTAAGTAAGGGGAATCAGTGGTGGATCATCCCCTCACAAGCTTACAGTGTAAGCTATTTTTTAATTTTTGTCAATTTAAAACCTTGAAACCAGTCAGGTAATCCAAGGAAAGGTCTTTTATCAAACTCATTAACTTTAGATGTTTTAGAATTTTGTTTGTTATAATGTAAAAAAACTTGACCGCAGTTCTTACCTTTAAATTCTTCACGCCAATGTTCTAAATCACAACCAGAATAGATTAACATGTCTCCTGGATTTAAATTAATTTCTATTCCGGCTTGACCTTTTTTCCCTGTTGGGTCTAAATATATAGGCCACGGCTCACCCCCTAAATTTAATGTTGTAGATATTTCACACGAGTATCTATCTTTATGTCGAGCTAGGACATCTCCTTGTTTGTAAATTCTTGCGTAGGAATACGTAGGACTTAACTTTATTCCGGTGTGTTTTTCCATTACCGGTTGAACTTCTGTTAATAAAGTTTCCATTGCTATATCACTGTAATGTGAATAAGTATTTGGTATTTGTTGATCATTCCATACTCCATACTCTGTATTAAAAGGGGATAAGTATTTTTGATCAAATAAAAACCTTGCAACTTTTCTTTTGTTTGAAAAATATTTATAAATAAAATCTGCTAACTCAGGTGATATTGCTTTTTTTAATACTGTATATTTATTTTTTTTAAACGACATAGATAATATTTATAACCATTCTGTTATTACAGTCAGTAGAGTTAGTCCCATTGTGAGTAGTATCTGATGGAAAAAACAATGCTTTATTTGCTGTAGATTTTATTTTTTTATTTTTAATTTTAGTATATCCATTATTACTATTTATATAATAAATCATACTTTTATTTTCAGTGCTTTTGGATGTGTCTTTATGCTTATTAAATTCAACAAGTGTTTGACTAATTGGGTTTAAATTTGCTTTAACTTTTATTAAAGTTTTAAGTTTTATTTTTTTAAATAAAGGTTCTAAAATAGAAAAATAATTAGAATTAATTTGACCGTCTCTATAAAAAACATGTGTCATTTGATAATGAAACAATTGATTATCTCCATCTATTTTATAATCATTATAGTACCATGGAAAGTATTCTTCATTCATAGCATTATTAATAACCTTATAATTTTTATTAGATAAAAAATTATTAACTACTTTAAACATTTAATACCGTCTTTGGTATTGCTTGGCAGTTCCAGTGAATAAATCTAAAAGGTTCTATACCTAAATCAACTATATATTGATGAGGTAAGTATGATGGGAAAAAAATCATTCTACCTGGTTTAACTTTATAATGCACCATTGAACTAGCATATGTTATTTTTGTTTTATCTAATTCAGGTAAAAGATTCATAACATTACCTGCTCTTGGATCTTCAAACAAAGGTAATGAAGTTTTATCACTTGCCTTTAAAAAATAAAAACCAGAGATATGACCATTCCAATGTGTGTGTAATGTATGGTGTCCTCCACCATTTTTAGCAAATTCTTGTACCCACATTTCTGTAGTAAATAATTCGTGACCACGCATATCAAAACCCATTTCTACTAATAAATTATATGATGTTGCACCAATGTAATTTTGTAGTTCTTTAAATTTAGGGTCACCTATTAAACTTGTTGAATGATAAACACTACCCAGATCACCTTTAGTTTTATTAGTTTTGTTATGTTTATCTATGTTAGGTTTTAAATTTTTTTTAGCAGTATCTATATATTTATCTGAAGCATTATTTAAACTATCTACAAATTTAAGTTCATCTGCAAACCATATAGGACATTTAAAATAGTCTTCTCTATTTAATTTTTGAGGAAAAACAATTGGTTTAGGTTTTTTAATTTTTTTCTTTTTCATTGAAATGGGTATCCTAGGTTCCATATAACTAAACTGTTTCTTTCTCCACTTTTAACTGGACATACTCTATGCCATACAAAACTTGGAAATACAACTAAAGATCCTTTAGGTAATATCTCAGTACATTTTTTAATGTTGGGTTTTTTACCTGGTTCTATATTTTTAAAATCAAATTCTAGTTCTCCACCCTTATAATCTTTTGGATCCGATAGAGTTACAGTTACTGATAATTTTCTAATTTTTCCGTGAGTGGGGTCACCTTGTTCTCTTTGATAAGGTTTATCCCAGCTATCACAATGCCAATCATAGTACTGGCCTTTTTTATATTTTGTAAATTGACAAGACTCTGAATGATCCCAATTAAAATTCCATCCTGCAGCTCTATTAGCTTGATGTATATAAGGTTGTACTTCGTTGTAAACCCATCTATCATTTATCCAAACAATATTTGAATCTCTCTTTTTTTTTAAATCTTTAATTTGTTTATTATTTAAATTTTTATTATTACTCAATCCGCCAGTGACTGCCATTTGATCTTGCAATTGTTTTCCATATTTAGAAATATCATCACACACGTGTAATGGAATGGCTGATTTAAAATACCAATAATAATTTGTTAAATTCATATGTCTTTATGAAAATAATATAAATTATTTTTTAATAGTTGTAAAGTATAATTATGCGGATACCCAAGCTAGTGTTGCTGGATCCCAATTAAAATTATTTATAGGATCTTCAAAATCTCTTGCAGTCCATCTTAGATTCTCTTCATCCCAAGAAATAGTTTTTTCTGTTGTATCTGTTGGATATGTAACTGGTGCTTGCCAATCATCGTTAACGTCTAATGCCCATGAAGCATGAGGTTGAGGTGAAATAAATTTATTTTTTGCAGAATCAAATGTAAAACCTGTGCCTGCATATTGTTTTCTAAAATTATGGTTGTAAGAAGTTTGTTTCCAAACACCACCTTTAAAAAAACTTATACACCATTTCTCACCATCTATGTGTTCGTCTGAGGGTACGCAGTCATTACCAACTACTACTACTCTTAGTACTACGTTATTGTCGTCTAGTTCTGCAAAGTGTGCCATAATTTTTACCTTTAGTATTTATATTTTATTTTTATTATAGTGTCAATGTTCCTGATACAGTAAATGTTGCTAGTTTATCTCCACTAGGAGATAAAGTTGCTAAACTATTAGTTCCTGGAGCTACTGCTAAAGTACCTGGTGCTGCTGCTGCGGGAATTCTAACTATTACAACTCCAGATCCACCTTGTCCACCACCAGGAGTAGTCTCACCTGTACCACCTCCACCACCACCTTTGTTAGCATCTCCGTTAGTACCTGCGGGAGAAGGGTCACCTTGAGCACCACCACCACCACCACCTGGACCACCGCTACCGGCAGATGTTTTACTTCCACCTCCACCACCACCTGCGTATAGTACTGAACTTCCTGTAATTGAATTTGCTGTTCCATTTCCACCATTTCCACCTTGCTGGCCAGAACTACTACTATTTCCTCCGGTTGAACCTGATCCACCACCTCCACCACCACCAGAACCACCGTCTGATGCACCACCAGTATTACCTTCTGAAGGAGAAAACCCTCCTTTATTTCCTGAACTACCTGGTTGACCATTAGAACCACCACCACCTGAACCTCCAGGTTGACCATTTGTTCCAGCGGCACCTCCACCATCTGATCCACCACCACCACCACCTGAAGATATTATCGCTCCGGCATTTGAATTATCACCATCTGTACCAGGAACACTTGAAGAAGAGGGGCTTGCACCACCACCACCAACTGTAATTGTATTTGATGCTCCTAAATAAAGTTTTGTTCCACCTGGAAATGAAGTTCTAAAACCACCTGCTCCACCACCACCTGATCTACATGTACCACCTGAACCACCACCGCCTACTACTAAATAATCTGCTTGAATAAAACTAGATGCTGCTGCAGTGCATCCAAATGTTAATGCACCATCTGCTTTAAATGTTGCTATAAAATTTGAACCATCATATGAAACTGTGTTTGAGGATGGTCCGCTTACTGCTAAACCACTTGTTGATTTTACAACTACTATACCTGAACCACCGGCTCTACCTGGTGCACAAGCACCACTTCCGTTAGATCTTCCATTACCACCACCACCTCCAGTGTTAGCTGCTCCTACTGTACCTGCTTGATCACAACTACCGCCATTACCACCACCACCATTACCACCGGCTCCACCGACACCACTTCCTGGTCTTGAACCAGATCCACCACCACCTGCATAAAAAGTTGACACACCTGTTAGTGAATTTGCTAAACCTACACCACCAGCAACACCTTGGTTACCACCTTGAGTAACACCAACAGCACCAGCTCCACCACCACCTCCACCAGAGGGAGAATTTGTTTGAGAGCCACCACCAGCATTACCTTGAGAAGGACTTGTTGGAGGACTGTTTCCTGCTCCAGCAGCTCCACCGTTTGCTCCACCACCACCTGAACCACCAGCGGCTCCTGTACCTGCACCATCTGATCCACCACCACCACCGCCATTTGATGTTATTGTTAAAAATACTGAGTTACCACCACTTGTTCCTGCACTAGATGCACTAGTAGAACCAGCTCCACCATTACCGACTGATATGCAATATATTGCACCCTCTACTGCAAAACAACCAGCTGTTCTAAATCCACCAGCACCACCTCCAGCAGTTGATTGAAAACCACCACCACCACCACCAGCTACTACTAAATATTCTGCAGTTCCCGGTTCAAGACCAGCAGCACCACCTCCAGCACCAAATCCTAAGACTTGATAACCAAAAGATTTACCTCTTCTGTTTTGTATATTTTTTGAATTCTTACTTGAAGTAAGTTTATTTTTAATGTCTCTCATATCTA